CTACACCTACAGTTTGTGCTGTGGTTGTGTAGAGACCGAGAAGGTCTGTTTCTACCTTCTCTGACAGGGTGTACCCAATACCTTCTGCTTCGAGCTTCATGAGGTCGTAGGCAGACTGGGTAGCCTCGATATCTTCAATCAGGCGAGCACTGTAGATGTGCGAGGTAATCGCAACAGTAAATTCACCTTCAGTGGTAGCATCGTAGGTAATCGCAGTATCAGGAACCTTTGTACGGGCTGTCTGCTTACTGTGACGTGGGAGGTGAATAAGGTCACCTTTCTTTGCAACCATTGAGTCGAGACGCATGACACGGTCTGCAACGTTGAGGTTGTCTTTTCTAAACTCAAGTACCATGTCTCCCCAGATTTCTGGGTTAAACACCGCACTGTTGAGTACGTTCCTTGATGGCATATACTAATTTACTAACTGTTTCTGGTTGATACTATCTTTCCCCAGTTAGCCCTACGCTCATCGTCACTCATGTTCTTCCAGTCAACTGGTGCAGCTTCTCCGCTACCGACACGACCCGCAGATGGGGTGAGTACGGCGTTCTTTGATGCTGCTGTTGCCAGGGTACGAGCCTGAGTTTCTTTTTGCGTACTTGCAAAGCGTTTCATAATCCTATCAGCCGATGCTTTTAGGGTAATTCCTTTGTTGAGTGCCTGAGCAACAACGAGGTCTGCAAGCTCTTGGTCATCGTTCAGCTCTGGGTAGGCTTCATAGGTAGACAGCATATCCTGCTGCATAGCCTGTTCAGCGCCCTTCCTCTGCCTCTCAAGTTCCTTAGCTTCCATCTTTGCAACGGTGAGGTTAGCAACCTGTTCAGGTGTAACATTCCCGTCCTCATCTGGTTCAAGAGCGTACTCTTGGGGTTTTGCATTCAACGCTTCCCAATACTGGGCTTTTTCCTCGGCTTCCTTCGCACGTTTGGTGAGCTCCTCTATGCGCTTCTGGGCTCTCGTGGGTTTCGGCTCTGGCTGTACTTCAACCTCTGGCTGGTCTGACGTGCCAGCTTCCGACAGTTCAGGGGTATCTCCAGGTACTTCTTGTGGGGTTTCGGCTCCCGTTGCCTCAGTAGCGGTACTCTCTACTGGTGCCTCGACGTGCGAGACTTCGGTTGTGGTTTCGTCCATAGTCCTCCGAGATTGTTTAACGACAGTTCGACCTGTCGGACGTTTAAGTTAAATCAAGTTGTCAAGCTTCACTAATAAAGAGTGCCCCGAACCCTAGATGTTCGAGGCAATCTGTCTATCTTCGTATTTTTCTACGAGCTTTCCAGCTCTGGCAGCCAACCCTTCTATCTCGTGAACAACCTTGATGCGTTCGTTAGCACGGGTCAGGCGGTCATTGAGTACATCATCTTTCAGTCCTGGGTAGACCGCTAGCTTGCCTACGCTATAGCAGTCCTCCAAAGTTTTGTCCCGCCATTGCTTCCATCCCTCCGTTGATATCATTTCCTCCAACGATTTGGCTAAACGGGCTTTCTCCTGGGATTTGTTGCTGTTGTCCATTCATGGTTTGTTCTTGGATAAAGTACCTATCTGGGTCTTTCTCACCACTTGAGCTGATAATGTCCCTAATTACCTCCTGTTCGTTAAGGAAGCCTGAGCTCATACCCGTCATAGGGTCGGTACGCTTAAAGTACGGTGCAAGCATTTGGAGCAAGTTCACTTTCTTCATGTACTCGGCGTTGCTGTCCTGTTCAATCGTGCTCTCGCTCTCAGGTTGTACGTCAAACTCACCAGTGATGTCTGCTGGGGTAATACGTACCCAACTCTCTCCATCCTTACCTACAATGCGTACCACCTTCTCGGCGGTAACAAACTGCTGATAGAGCTGGTAGATAAACGTACCAAGTTCCTTCAGTCCCATTGTCTCAAAGAGCTTTACCTTGTGAGCAAAACGAGCGTTAGCTTGCTGTGTCTTTACCTCAACCTCCTTAGCGGTCTGACCAGGGGTTTGTACACCCTGTACGTAGTCAGTAACTCCTAGTGAGCGTTGCATAGTGTCGTACAGTACGTTCTGTTCCTCTACGGCTGTACTTGTAACGTTAGGCATTACCAGCATTTCAGCGTCATTGAGGTCATCAACGTGGATAATACCGTTGTCTACAAACTGGAGCTCATCATCGTCAACGTTGACCTTAGCCTTCCAAGTAGGGGATAGAATCCTGTTTACGTTGGTAATACGCTGATTCTGTACGGTATTGACGGCATGGATGAGTTTCTCAATAGGCTCAATCTCACCCTTACCCCAGAACTCATGGGGAACAAGGCTGTCCACAATACGAATGAAAGGAATCTTCCCGTGCCAGTAAGGGTTATCACCTTCCTTAAGGACTATCTCCTGCTGTGCAATCACCACTAAGCGGTCTGGCTCCCACATCTCCCATACCTCTACACGGTCACTGTTCTTCTCAGTCTTAACCTCTTGGTTGTAGTCGTTAGCACTCCTACGCTCACGCTCAAACTGTCCCTGGTCAGGGTCACCTGACTGGAGCATCTTCTTGAGCTTCGCCATACCACCAGGCTTGAAAGCCTTTTCGCCACTGTTTTCGGTAACCTTCTGGATAGCTTCCAGCTCCTTGTAGGTAGTGTAGTAGCGGTAGATTACCCAACGGGCGTCCTCAACAGTCTTAGCCGTAGGGTCAATAAAGAAGTCATAGATATTGACATTCTTGAGGCGTGGGTCATCGTAGTCCTGGACAGGTATCTCCTCAATGGCAAACTCAGGGATTGGCTCCTCCTCACCAGTCTCAGGATTTATCTGGGTCTGCATTGCTGGCAAACCCGATTGGTCTGTCTGGTATCGCTTAATGTAACGTAGGGGACTTGTATACCAATCAACCTTCACAATGCCTGTACCGTAGATGAGTGCGTCCTTTACCCAATTCACCATTGTTGGGTACACGTTGCTTTTGTCGTACCAGTAGTTGAACAGCTCACCCATTACCCTACCTTGTACCTGGTCTGTCTCCTCACGGGGCTTAAAGGCAATCTGTGGGTTAGCGGCAAGCATACGGGTTACCACCGTCTCAATGAACGACCATGCTACAGGATTGAATACCTTAGAAGGTATGTCAGGGTCATCGTACTTAAGCTTGCTGTGGTAGATGTAGTCAAACTCATTGAACCGCTCAAACTTCGTGCGCTGATTCTCCTCGGCAGCAGTCTTGCGGTCTTGTACAACGGTAAGGATATCAGGCATTATTTGAGGTTACTTAGTCACTAATAAAGAGTGCCTTCAACTCTATGAAGTCCTCTGCATCTTCGGGGATAGGGATAGCGAGGTTGAGCATGTCTCGGTATTTTCCTTTCTCCTTTCGGTAGAGTAACGCTCTATTGAGGTGGAATACCCTGTTCCTGAACACTGAACCGTAGTACCTACTGAAACGGTAATCATACGTCACCATATCCCGTGGGGTCTTGTCGTGCTGCCGCCATAGTTCCAGCATGAGTTCCTGGTATACGTCATCATACTCAAGCCCTGGTATCATGTCGTGAGCCCGCTTCGCATGGAAGCAGATAACAGGGGTGAGGTACGTTAGTGCATCACTAAACTCTACGTTCATTCCAACCAATCTATACTTTTACGTTTGAGCACTTTACGCCTAGCACCAAATCCTGTCACTGGGTCACCGCCTGTTACCACACTACGTGATTTCTTGCGTGGTGCGCCCACTCCCTCAAAGCCATAGCGGAGTGCGTCCATGAGGTGATTATTGAACGCTACAGGTTCATTTATTACTTTACCGACATTATCAGTCTCCCAGAGGTAGCTCCTGTACTCCTTCCACAAGCTAGTGCTCCTCTTAGTTGCAGATATTCTCTGCTGTTGTATGAATTGGATACCTTGCAGGATACTTCCCCTGCCTTTGGCTGCGGGGAGGATAGAAACACCGTAGCTCTTAATCTCGTCAATACTCTTAGGCTCTGCACTGTCTGCCTTCACCAATGCACTCGGTACGTTCTTGAGTATGTCTGCAATCTCCTTGTTGTGGAGACCCTTTTGGTAGGTTATCTCATCAAGTATGTAGCCACCGTTGTAGTAGTAGATAGCAACAATAGCTGTAGGATCGTTGCTGTACCCAAAGTCTAGTCCATAACGCATGAGCTTTGCTTCATGGGGTATCTCGTCTACCATTGCCCAGCCAGTGAAGATACGGCTATCAACCTCTCCAAGCTGCCCTAGTCCGTAAACTGTCCACCAAGCCTTGTTATTCTGGTGGCTCTCAATCTCTGCGATGGTTACCTCATCTAGTGCCTCGTTGTCCTTGTAGGTGAGGGTAATAAAGTCTATATCATTACGGTTGGGGAGCATCTCGGTATAGAACCAAAACTCACTGGAAGGATTCCAGTCGAGCCAGACTATCTTACGGGTACGGGTAATTAGTTGGTCAACAATGGGGTAGGTGAGGTTGTTACACTCATTTACAAAGAGTACGTCACGCCTCGGACCATGCGCCTTGCCGTAGGTATCAACACTGAAAAACTCTAGCTTGCTTCCAGTCTCAAAGGTGTAGGTGTGCTTTGTCTTGTTCCAATTAGCGTCCTTCCAGTACCCGTGAGCTTTCATAATGTTCTCAAAGTCTAGCATGCTACCCTTCTCAAGATGGGGGTATGATTCACTCACTACAGATACCAACTCATTCTTTATGCTCTGGCAGTAGTCAATGCACCATACAATGATTGAAATGGTCTTTGAGGCAGACGTACCACCAGCAACCGCACGAATACGCTTGGTGAGAGAGAATACCTTCTGGGTAGCAGTGGTGTTTTTAAACACTTGTGTGGATAACTTTACTACTTCTCAAGCCTAAATCGTAACCTGAAGGGTATCAAAAAATGCGGGGTTTTACCGCTACTCGTCTTTTTCAGTTGGGGATAACTTGTTGATAACTGCATTACCACCAAAGATAGGGGTAATCTTCTCACCTCCACTAGTAACGTCTACACTCTGACCAAAGTCCTGGCGTAGCATACGCTCTAGTTTCCAGTCAGCTTTTGTCTTCATTATGTTAGTCTGGACGAAAATTGCTCGTGCCTCCTCAATTGCATCCCGAAACTTGTCATCAGCTGCTTTCCACTCTGATACAGTGTTTTCACTACGTTTAATGAACGCTGCCGCATACTTTTGGATAGGAACCTTCTCATAGTATTTGAGAAACTTCTCTTTCAATACAGCAATGTCCTTATCTGCTTTACGTGTTCCCTTTGGTACTGGCATACTATGCCTCCTCAATCATTACTTTTACCAAAGTATCAGCTCCTATAGCTGACAATGCCATGATTGCTATATCCTCACTCACTAACCTAACGGAGAATTGCTGGTCATTACTCACAAGCTTTTTCATGCTCACGTCCTTAATCTCTGCGATGAAGCTGGTTCCCATAGTTCCTACACTATACAGAACACCACACCTCGGTTGTCAAGGTGTGGTGTGAGTTCTAGGCAAGCAAACACCGTTCATCCCATGTAGTTGGTAGCTTGTCCTACTGCTACCGAGGAAGGTTCAATGTCCCTATCAGTATGGGTGTTAGGCTAGGTGTGTGTCAATCTCTGCGTATACTGCTTCGTTTCCCTTATCCTTCTTCAGTCGCTTCAGCTTCATGCAGAAGTACTGTATTTCCTCCTGGATTCTGCGCT